GCAGCGGATGGAGTTGTAATTGGGACACGTTATCGTTCTAGTTGTGGTGGTAATATGATCTTTATTATCCATACTGTCAATTTGCGATATGATAATCCGTCTTTTATCAACCAATTCATCTACAAGCGTCTGGATCTCATTCTGTAAATCAACAATTTTCGATACCGCGCCCCCCATCTTGTCGGGATTGCCGGATGATTGCACATCTACCTCTTTCGGAGATATGGATATAGATGTTGCCATATCGGATAGCCTTTTGATTTCTTCCAGCTTATTTGCAATCGCATGGTCAATTCTGCTTATCTGTGAAAGATATTTGTCTGTTGTCATATCCTAATACCTCCTGAATGGGTTTACTGCCGCTTCTACCTTTGCGGTATTGTTTGGGTTCTCTATAAACATTTCAAGCTGGGTTAAACCGTCTGCGGCATCGTCGTGTTCATTACCGCCAATACTTACAAACATAGAAAGTTCATCCATCGCCGCTTGATATTCGTCATTTCTGTAATATCTTGTTACTCCAAGATCTGAATCTTTCTTCATTTGTTCCTGCGTCGGTCGGTGCGTATCAAGAAATATGAATTTTCTCTTAACATCCCCGGAATATGCTATGATCTTCGATAACTTTTCAACCTTATTTGGTGCTTTTCTGCTTGTGCATGAGCATTTATAGTCCTGTTCCTGCAACTTTTCATCTACATATTGGCAATACAGATCTCCTCCGGTATTTCCCTCAAATCTTGTCTGCCGAATCTCATTCCCGATAATTCGTCCAACAACAAGAGGGATTGTTACCTCTTTCGTGCCTTTGTTGAATACCCAATCGTAAATATAAACATCTCCGTTTTCATATTCTGCCCCTATCGGCATTGACAAGCTATCGCCGCCGCCCCAGGCAACATCCACAACTCCGATGCGCCGGAAATCTCCATCCGGTAGGATTCCGTTAAATAGTCTCAAATCCGTATAAAGCAATCCCTCGCGGACATATGGTTGCTGCATAAACTTAGCCATCCATTCGGCATTGTCAAGCTTATCTCGCATATCTCTGTAGTATTCCGTGGAAAATCCGTTGATTTCATATGCGAAATTGCTTTCGTCATTTTCATTAAGTGCCGGAATCTTACGGAACCGGTATTGCGGATCATGCTCATATTGCTTTCTCATGCGCTCTAATGGATCTAAAACATTCCAAAGAGTACCAACCATCAATTCCCTTGCACCGTCATTTTTACGGTCAACCATCTTGTTTAGGTACTCTTGGTATGTGTTTTCCATTCGAGTAGGGCTTAATGAATGCTCACGATCACGAACCAAGTCATCGACATATAAATATCCGTCTTTTGAAACATCGACCGCTCCTGTCCATGTTCCATCAATACCACGGCACGTTACTGTTGCGAATCTGTCCGGATCTCCAAGTGTAATTGTAAATTCGTCCGCGCTTTTGTCTGTCGGAAGCGTTGTGTTTGCGTATTCCGGATGCCAATAAGCAAAAAGTTCCGCAAATGTATATTCTTCCGTGGTAAAAAGATTCATCAGTTCTTTGTAAAATCCTTTTGCCAAAATACCAGAGTGACCACCCATTGCACTATGGCTGTTCGGTCTGCGCAAAGCCACCCACGCAAGGAAGAAAATACAGATAGTCGATTTACCGACACGCGATGGCATTGACAATCCGTAAAATTTAATCTTCCGGTTTTCCAAATCTTCAAGATCGTTGGCGACTATATTCAGCGTCTTGCGGCGTGGATAATAAAACCGTTTACTCCAATTTCTTTTGCGCTCCATAAAGTAGATGAAGCTCTCGAAACGATAAAAGCTCTCTAACCGCAAGACTTCATAGAACTGATCCACAAGTTTGTATCCGCCTTTAATGTCGTGATTCTGTGCATATCGTTCAAGTTCCCATATGCTACCGCCCGCATTTTTCTGCGTAAATTCGTTGATTAAAGCCTTTGTTTTTTCGGTTATAGTCAATCCGTAGTCAACATCTTTTTCCGTCCGAATTGCCACATTGCACGCTTTCAAAAGGGCATCTATTACCTGTTCATCAACGCCTTTTTTCTTTATGTAGTTTTCATATCCATTTACTGCATTGATTAACTGCTTTGAAGCCAAATAAAAAGCACCTCCGCAAAAGCAGAAGTGCCTTGACCTCTGCCTATAATTTTTCTAGGTTAGAGACTAACTCAATTTGTTAGCCGGTTGTCTTTTAATTGTAATATACCATTTTGTGGCACAATGGGCATTCACACTTGTAGTTATCGCCTTCCCTTTGATCTCCACAATATTCATATTCAGTCTTTTCCGCTTCAAAAACGGTTTTGCAATTCTTACACCCAAACTTTAAAGGTTTTCTTTCGTACCTAAGGCTGCCTTCTTTGATTATTTTCATTTCCAATGCACCTTGAACCCTTTCTTTTTATACTCCTCTACGGCTTTTTTAAGGCTCATATCGTCCTCATACTTTTCATTCAGCATAATCACCACATTATCTTTTTCGATGCCGTATATGTTGCAATTTGCAAGTTTCTTAGCCGTTCCAATGATAGCCTTTGCCTGCTTGCGGCTCATTTCATAGGTTTTGGTTCCCATATTAACAATCATTTCTCATAAACTCCTCAAAATCTTCCATACACTTAGGGCACAAGTCGTATGTGACATTAAAAACGCCGTTTCTTGTAACCGAATTTCCGCAAAGTATTCCTTTTTCAATTTCAGCACCGCACCTGTCGCAAGTGCGCCATTCTTTTTGATGTTTCATAAAATCCCTCACTTATCACATTCGATTCCCGGAATGAATGTTCTTTTACCCATACAAGCATCTTCAAAAGTCGTAGTTTCTATTGAACATCCGCAACTAACCGGGTCTAATGGACAATTTTCATGATTAATACATGTGCATAAAATTTCTTTTCCTGCTTCATCATTCCACCGCCTTTTAAACTAATCCTAGCATATACAAAATATCAAGTTCCGATATTTCTTTTGCGCCCTCTCTTGTGTGCGCAAGAATTTCTTCCATCAAGTATTTTTCCATATCGTTGCACTTACTCTTATCAAAATTGTTTGAAAAACAGTAATGTAGACAATACCCATATCCGACTCCAAGTAGAGCACCATGAATACTTTTACAGACAACATTGTAATTTTCTGTTTTTAAAATATCATGTTCATAAATTAAATTATCCCAAGGCTTTAAGACATCATTTTCTGTATTTACCCCGAATGTGCCTAAAACCTCAACATCTGTATTCAATTTTATACCAATTGAAGCTCCTGATACATATATATAATTAGCAGCCCAAACGTTTTTAGTCAAAAAAAGACAGATTATTGCCAATAAAAATATAAAAAGCCTTTTCATTTGTTCATCTCCAAGCATAGTATGAGTAATATTTAAAAAAATATAAAGACAATTTTTTCTAATATGTTATAATTATTATGGTGATATGGTGATTTTTGTGAAAAAAATAAAGCTTATTGCGTGTGATTTAGATGGAACTCTTTTAAATTCAAAAAAAGAAATAACAAAAGAAAATATTGAAGCAATTAAAAACCTTAAAGAGGCACTTTTTGTTGTAGCTACAGGACGTCCTCTTGATGGAATTAAAGAAATCAATAAATTGCTAGGTCTAGATAGATCTAATTGTTATAGCATTTGTTATAATGGTGCGATGATTGTTGAAAATAATAGCCATAAAATTATTGCTAAAGAAACTATTCCTTACTCATACATTAAAGAAGTTTATGATTATGCTATCTTAAATAATCTTAATTTCCATGCATTCGAAGATGATGGAACATTAATTACAAATGCTAAAAATCCCTATACTGCGGTTGAAGAAAAAATAAATCATATTGAAGCTAAAGTAGTTGATATTAATAAAATTAATCCGACGCAGGAATTTATTAAATGCATGATTGTCTCAAGTGAGGAAAATCTAGATAGAATATTCAATAATATACCTTCTTCTTTAAAAGAAAAAATGAACGTATCACGTTCATCTAAAATCTTTCTTGAATTTCAAAATCCTAAAACAAATAAAGGGCTAGGGCTTGAAGAGCTTACCAATTACTTAAATATTAATATTAATGATACTATGGCAATTGGTGACCAGGATAATGATAAATCTATGCTTATGGTAGCTGGTACAGCTGTTTTAATGGAAAACAGATTCAAGGCTTTAGACCCTTATGCTGATTTCATTACGAAGTCAAACGAAGAATCAGGTGTTGCCTATGCCATCAAGCATTTTGAGGTTAAATAAATCATCCTGAGCGATACTATTTTTTATTAAATGTTTAATTTTTATAAAATGAGTACATCCCAAAAGAATATAACTATAGGAATCAAAAAGATTCCTTTTTTCTTTCAAATATTCTTGCATACACCTTATATCATTTTTTTCAATATAAGAAATAAGCTTTGGTGTTGCTAAAAAAGTAATTTGCTTGTATTTATTTTTAAGATTTTTTACCGTATTTTCGGTTCCAATAAATAAAGCATTTCTATAACTTGCAAAATTAAATAATTCAATTACTCCTATAATTGGAATTTTGAAATATGGCTTAATTTCATCTAATACAATAACTGATAATGTATTACATGCTAAAATTATCATATCAACTTTTTTTCTTTTCAAATACCAGCACAAAAAAATGGCTCTTTTAATTAAAAAATCAGGTTTTTTACTTCCATATGGAAAAAAAGCCCGATCCATTATTAAAATATATTCATTTTCATTTTGAGCAATTCCTTTGAGAAAGGAATAGCCACCAATACCACTATCAATCAAACCTATTTTCGTACTAACGCTCCTTCAATAACCTTCATTTCTTTTTTCATGTCTGCCACAAAAAAATTATAAACATCAAATGTAACTAGAGCATCCTCTAAGGCATCATGAGTTTGAAGATTTCTAATACCAGTATATTCCTCATATAATGAAAAAAGACCTGGATCAACCTTAAGTTCATAATAATTTTTTATTAATTGACTCAAATTAATAAAGCGAGAAATATAATTGAGTGAAGGTAATGAATTAACAATATATGATCTTTCTAAAAATAAACGATCATTTTTTCCAAATGTTAAAATTGCTGGATGATATTTAATTAGAGTTTGTTTTAATTTATTATAAAATTTATAGTAAGAAATTGCATCCTTAACAACAGAACCATCAATATGAAGAAAATCTCTTGTTCTTCTATTTATTCGATGAATTTTAGTAGGTCTAATATGATAATTATACTTCTCAAAATGAATACCTGCCTTGACGAGCAACTTGCACCAGCTTTTCGTAAATCCTATCCAAGCCGTGTGATGCACATAGGTCAGATTCATCAGTCGGTCGCCTTCCTTATAAAGATTGAAATCATTATATCCTATCTGATACCCTGTACTGAGATCCCAATTATTGCGTAGCGAGTACGTGTATTCCAGTTGTCCGAAAGTCCGCTTACCCAGCCGGGTAGTGGCGCTTAGTTGCGATTTCTTCTGTTTTCCGAGATATGCCCTTGCATTCAGTAGCAATACGGCTAACT